CAGGATGCCTCGATTCTCTCCTCGAGCTGCCCGCCCTGCGCGCGGCTCCGTGCTCCCTGCAATGCCCGGAGCGGGTCCTTTACCGCGCCGCTCATTCGAGGTAGCCCTGCTGGCGGGCGAACTCTTCGATTTTGTAGGCGGTCGCGCTCTTGATGCCCTTGCACTCTCCGGCGTTGAGCTGCTCGAGGAGCTGTGGCAGGGTCTTGCCCGGGGCTTGGGCTGCTGCGCGCTGGGCCTCCGCTTCGGAGTAGCCGGTGTTGTAAGCCTCCTCCCGGATGTGGTCGATATGCTCCACGAGCTTCTCGTCGGTCATCTTGCGCAGCTTCACCGCACGCTCATGTACGTTCTTCTCCTCGCCGGTCATCCGACAGTTTCTTTTCTTCACTGGTTTTCCTCCCTTTCCAAACGCTTGCACCGGCCGTTGTTGTAGGCCATGCACTTCTTTTCCGAGCACCAGCCGAAACGCTCTGTCGTAATCTCAGTACGGCTGGTCCATGAATAGCTGACCTCCCGCTTGGTGCTTTTCTTGTACGGGCAAAACATACCGTCATCGCTCATTGTGCTGCCTCCTCTCAAAGATTCACGTGGAGCGGCTGCCCGGTCGCAAGTTGCCGGTGAACGAACTCCCGCTCGAGGCAGTTGCTCACCATAACAAGGGCTTGCAGCTCTCCGGGGAGAATCTTGCTGTCAAGGTAGAGCCGCTCAATTTCCGGTTCCCGTGCGTGGAGTTCTCGGATGGCTGCCTCCGCGTCCTCCCATTCGGTCAGGTCGTGCAGCTCTCCGAGTGCCTTGTCGAACTCACTCTTTTCCGGCATTGTCGTCCTCCTGTTTTGACGCCTCTTTGTCCAGATTGTCCTTGAGCCGGTCGAGCTTGTCCCATACGATTTTCGTGATATTTACCAGCTCGTGAGGGTTAAAAATTGTAAAGAGCTGCACAAGCATGATGAAAACATCAGCAGTTTCCTCCTCGATGTTCGAGTACACTTCCTGCGTCTCCCGGTTGAATGGGGTGTCGTACTTGAGCTTGCACACTTTGAGCTTACAAAGGGCTTTAGTGAGTTCCGACATTTCCTCCACAGCTTTTGTGAGCTGGGCGTCTTTGCCGTAAGTGCCGATGGCGCGGTCGATGGTCTGCAAGCCCTCCGGCATAATCTCCGGGATGCGCGCGTCCTCGTAGTGCTTGAGCTTGTCGCGCAACGAGGCGAGAGCCCACGAGAGGGTATAGTGCTCTGCCAGTAGGCCCTCGATGGTCTCCGGGCCGTCGAACAGGTGCTCGCACAGGGTCATGTCGAACTCCTCCGGCGTTCCCTCGGTGTCAATATCTGCGTTGTGCGCCTTGATAAGCTGCTTCATGTAGTCGTTGAGGCTGATGCTCCGGCTGGGCATCTGCACCCAGCCGTCCTCGCCGCGCACGAACAGGTTGAGAGCCTGCGAGTAATTCCCATCCGGGGTGTCGGTCGTCATTCTTCTCTGCGGAAACATAAATTTTGTCCTCCAATTTTCAAATTTGATGGTTAAAGATTGAAATGCGCTTGAATCATTTTCAAGTTTCGGGGTTAGATTTTGCTTTATCGGTTCTGCTGTTCCACCTTTGGATGTCGTCTGGCGTGTCGAGAAAAAACATCCCGAATCCCAAAACGCAATCAGGCGTTTCGGGATGCTTCCAATACGTAATGCCGATATTACTACTTATCGCTTCACCGGTTTCGGTATTGACGACCTCCCTTTTTTCTGCAATGCGGCACGGATTCGCTCCGCAAAACGGGCAGGGCAGGATTTCTACTTGTCTTTCTTTCATGCCTGCCCATCCTCCGTGTATTTATTGTCGTAGAACATCCCGTCTTGCCCGATGGAAAAATCTTCATCTTCCCAGTATGCGCCGCAACCGTTTTCACAGGCCGCTACGCTCTCGCTTAGTTCTCCGCTTCTGGATACATAGCGTTTCGGAACTTTTCCGTCTTTTCGGATTGTGTAGTCCCGTGCGTTCTGGTAAAATTCCGAATAAATAATTTTCCCGCCACACCTCGGGCATCGGCCCCGAATGACTCCATTCACGTTTCATCCTCCTTTTTTGTTTTCTTCAACTGGCGGCCGCACTCCGGGCAGAAGTTCAGCGGCCGTCTTTTGTGAGTGTAGGTTGAGGCAAGCCCGCAGCCCTTTCTGAGGGTTCTCTCATAAAGGCAGACGTAATACTTTGTGTATAACTCTCTGCCGGTCTTTGGCCTGTGCTTCTTGCTCCACTCGTAATCTTCGCAAAATTGGCAGTTCATACGCTTTCCTCGATTACTTTGAGGTCATACCCGCTCTTGACAAACTTCATGCACAGCTCGTGGTTGATACCGTTGCCGAGGTTGGTGTAGATGTACTCTATCTCCTCCGGCGTGAAATGGGTATCGAGCAGCTTATTGATGCCGTCGAGATGCTCCTTGCACAGCGGCTTTGTGAACGCCTTGAACGCAAACCGCGATACACCCTCGATGACCTCCGCCTTGAACTCGTCCGGGGTGCTGCAGTGGTTGAGGTTGATGTATGTGTTCGTCCTCGGGACGAGAATCAGCTCGAAGTTCATGGTGACGTAGGCTTTCGGGAAAGCGCGCTGAATCTTCCCGCACCACGGAGCCGCGAACGGGCTGAACCACGGCAGCATATAGCTGCGGAGCTCCTGCTGACTGACTGCTGGGGCGTCCTGAATGTGGTCGATGCAGCACTCGATGGCCTCCCGCTCTGCGAGGCTGTCCGCCTCCTCGAGCCAGCCGTTGAATACACGGACGATTTCCTCTGCGTTAATCGGTTTCATGTTGCTCCTCCGTTTCATCCTTCATCTTGAACCCGCAGACAGGGCAGAAATTCCAGACACGGCCCCTGAAGTCTGCCTCAGAAAGTGCAGCGTTGCAATTCTCGCAATAGACCGCCGGAGATTCAAACGTGTTGCCGTAGGCATCCGTATCAATGATTTTCACGTTTTCGTCCTTCAGCCACCTTGCATGACCGCGCATGCTTTCTGGGTCCACTGTCGGTTGCTCGTTCACGACCTGCTCCATGAAACCGTAGCCTATCTTTAGAGTTGCATTGTTAAGAGCATTGCCAAACGCAATTAAAAGGTCGTCCGCATCAATGAGCCTTTTTTCTTCCATTCTTTATATCCTCCTTTACAAACTTCAAAGCACGTCCTTTGAGCGGGATGCGCCAGCAGAGCCTCCTCTTTCCGGCGTTCAGATTAGATGTCACCAGCATAACACCGACGACCTCGATTTCGTCGCACTCTTGGTGCTTCACTCGCCCGGCCTCGTGTCCGAGGTACTCTGCCTCTTTTTGGTCGTCTGCCATGACTGCGACGCCGAAGTAGCAGGTGGAGCTCTCTGCCCTGCCCTCAAGGAACACATCATACCTCGGCATCCGGTTCCTCCTCGTATTGGTGGACATCGACGAAGATGGCTTTCTTCCACGGGAGCGCATTGTATGCTGCCCGCGTCTCCTCATCCGTCATGTTGTCAACCAGCTCCGGGTCATAGCGTTCGTAGAGAACGTCGTTCATCTCGCAAATGTCGTCCTCCCGGTAGTAGGTTCTTTCTTTGCCGATGATGAACTCCTGAACCGCGCTCTCTCCCCATGAGCCAAGCCAGCAGTAATACTCGTCGCCGCTGACCACATCCCCATCTACACAGGGGATGGCCGGGAGCTCCGGGTTTGCCTGCATAAGCTCGAGGAGCTGCGTGAGCTTTTCGCTCTGTTTCATGTCATTCCATCCTTTCTTTTCCGGGGCTCCGCCCGGGTTGCTTTCTGCTCGGCGGCCTTGTGCCATACATAGGCCGCAACAACTATTACTGACAAGGCGACGGCCGCAAAGGAAAGCCAGCAAGTTAAGGTTTCCAGCAGGTCGTCAAGCTCTAAAAGAACCTCGTACATAGTCACCACTCCTTTACCTGAATTTCTTCTTGAAACTGCGCACGATGGCCCGGTGCGTCCACCTACGGCAGTAGGGGTTTCGGACGCTCCCGTCGTACTCCTGTTTCATCTTCTGGTATGCCGTCTTGTTCTCCGCATACCGTTCGCAATGGTCGTGGCATCCCGGGTGTCTGTCCGGGCACTCTTTCGGGCAGATAGTCATAAGCCAAGCATAACGCTGGCCCGTTTCCGGGCGGCCGTCATGGTTTCGTCGTACTTTGCTGCGCTGTATACGGCGA